TCCATTTATAGATTTACAAGTTGGAATTGTTGGAAGTGTTACAAGTGTTAAATATTTTGATGAATCTAATGTAGAACAAACTTTAGCTACTTCAGAATATGATATTGACTTAAATATTAGACCAGGTAGAATTTATGAGTCTAAAGATGGTTCTTTTCCTAATACTTATGAAAAACCAAACGCAGTCAACGTAGTATTTAGAGTAGGTGAATCTAGTGCTTCAGATGTACCAGCAGCAATTAAACAAGCTTTATTAATTATTATTGGAAGATATTACGAACAAAGACAAGATGTTGTATTAGGTACTATTGCTACTGAATTACCTTTAATGGTTGAACACATTTTAACTCCTTATAGATTTTTAGAACTATGATATTTGGAAAACTAGACAGACCAATATCTTTAAAGTTCCAGACTTTTACTACCGATTCTTATGGAGAAGAAGTAGTGTCTGCAACTCAAACACAAACAATCTTTGCAAACTTTAATTTCAAAAGTGGAAACACAAAAATTGATGGGGACAATTTAACAACAACAGAAAACATAGAGTGTATGATTAGATATAGAACTAATATAGGTCCTAGTAGACTTTATGTTATTTCAATAGGCACTCAAGACTATACAATTAAAAGTGTAAGAGAGATAGGGAGAAAAGATTATTTAATACTATCTTTAGAGAAACAAAACTTTGATACGGCTTTATAATGGCAATAGGGACAAGTAAAATATTAAGAGGTAATCAAGGTGGTCACGCTGGTTTTGTAACTGCTACTATTGATGAAAAAGAATTAAATTCTTTAATCAAAGATTTAGAGAGTTTAGGCTTATCTGATAGTAGAACAAAAACTACTTTAAGACAAGGAATGAGAAAAGCATCAAAGCCAATACTACAAGAGCTAAAGGATTTAGTTCCTAAAGATTCTGGTCAGCTTAGAAAGTCTTTAGCAGTTATAAATGGAAAGAATAGAAAAGGTGTTCCTCCAAGTGTTTTTATTGGTCCAAGAGTAAAAGGAGTTTTTGCTAATATGGAGAAAACTGGATTTTATTTCTATTTCTTAGAGTATGGATTTAGAGGAAAGCCAGGATTAAGAATGTTAGACAAGGCTGCTTCTAGTAAAGGCAATCAAGCAATGAATTCAGTTATTGATGAAATAAAAAAGATAATTGATAAAAAGATGAAGTAATGGATGTAGGAAAAGCTATTTATACTTTGATGCAAAACTCTGCTGAGATAAGGTCTTTAGTAGATGAGAGGGTTTTTCCTAGTCGTTATCTAAACGATAATATTAACCATAAAGTTCCTTATATTACTTATCAAAGAGTAAGTCAGCAACCAAACAACACTAAAAATGGAGCTTCAACATACGACTATGTTACAGTGCAAATTAATGCTTATGCTATTACTTATGCTGAAGTAGTAGCTTTGTCTCAAAAAATTAGAACTGCTTTAGATTATACAAGTGGAACTTATAGTGGAGTAGTAATAGATAAATGCTTTTATGAATCAAGCACTGATGTATTTTATGATAATGCTGGTAGTGTTGGGATTTATGGTATTTCAGCAGATTATAGATTTAACATAAATAGATAGATATGTATAAAGTAAAAATAAAAAAAGATATTGAATGTAGAGGAGTTAATTATGAAAAGGGCGAGTCTTACGAGGTAAGTCGAGTAGTAAGAAACTATCTACTTTCAAACAATGCAATAGACACAACAAAGAAAAAATCTAAAAAGAAAGATTTAGATATTAGCTAATTAATAAATTTTAAAATAAAAAGAAAATGGCAATTTTTAATGGAACGGATTTAATCCTAAAAGTTAGTCCTTCAGATGGTGGGACAGCAGTAAAATTGATGCACTCACAAAATGTATCATTAAGTATGAATGTAGACACAATAGATATTTCAACTAAAGATTCAAGTGGTAATAGAGAATTGCTAGCTGGTCAAAAGTCTTTCAGTCTTTCGGCTGATGGTCTTATGGATTTTGCTGGTGTAGCTGGAGACACTGAGCCAGATGAGATATTTACTCAAATGATGACAAACAGAACATCTGTTACTTTTGCTTTCGGTTTTACTTCTCCAGCAACTGGCGAATATAGCTATTCTGGAAGTGGTATAGTAACGAGTATGGAGATGACTGGTGGGACAGAAGATGCTCCTACTTATTCTGTAAATATTGAAGGAACTGGACTATTAACACAGACAGTAGCTTAATTAATTTCTTTGTTGGTTGGGGATTGTGCTACGGCACGTCTCCCAACTGACAATAACTAAAACTAACAAAGAAAATGTACGAAGTAGTTATAATAAACGGAAAAGACTACCCAGTAAGATTTGGAATGAACTCATTAAGATTAGCTGACTTAGATAAGCTAGGAGAGGGAATAAGCTTAGATGATGCTTGTTATCTAATTTTAAATGGAATAAAAGATGGCTCGAGAGTGAGTGGTCAAGAATGTTCTTTAAGTGTTGATGATGTAGCTGATATGTTGGATGAGGATTTTGATGCTTTAAATAAAGTATTAGAAATATTTTCTAGTCAATTTTCAGCTAAATTTGAAACGGAGGGAAACGACAAAGCCACGAAGAAGAAAGTGGCGAAGAAATAACTTGGGACAAACTAGAGTCTATTGGCTATGGTTTAGGATTGCTCCCAAAAGATTTTTGGACTTTAACCTTTCATGAGTTCTTATGTACTCAAAAAGGAATAAATGATAGATTCGAGCTAGAGCAGAGACAAGAGTGGGAAAGAATAAGGTGGTTGGCTTGTGTTAATTTACAACCTCACACTAAAAAAGGACAGAATTTGACTCCTCAAAAGCTAGTGAGATTTGATTGGGAGAAAAAGAAAGTAAAGACTGATGCAAAGAAACAAAGAAAGAGAGCAGAATATATCAACAAAAAATACGAATTGCTAAATAAAAAAGATGGCACAGAAAACTCTTAGCGTAAAATTATCTCTAAACGACAGACAATTTCAAAGTAGTTTGAGAAAATCTACCAGGTCTATTCAAAGATTTGGTCAGAAGATGCAAAGCTTTGGAGATACTATGTCTAGAAACATTACTCTTCCAGTTATTGGATTAGGTGCTGCTGCCGTTAAGTTAGCATCTGATTTTGAAGAAACACAATCTAAATTTAATACAGTTTTTAAAGATATAAGAGAACAAGCTAACACAACGGCTAAAAACTTATCTGATAATTTTGGATTGAGTTCTCGAGCTTCTTTGCAGCTTTTATCTGACACTGGAGACCTTTTAACTGGTTTTGGTTTTACTCAACAAGAAGCATTGTTATTATCAAAACAAGTAAATGAGTTAGCAGTAGATTTAGCTTCATTCACTAATTTTAGTGGAGGTGCAGAAGGAGCAAGTCTAGCTTTAACTAAAGCTCTTTTAGGAGAAAGAGAGTCAATCAAGCAATTAGGAATCGCTATTACTGAAGCAGATTTAAAAAGATTTGCAGAAGAACAAGGTCTTATTTTTAAAGAATTAAATCGAGTTGAAAAAGCAACTTTGACTTATCAATTAGCTTTAACACAAAGTAAAAATGCAATCGGAGATTTTTCAAGAACTTCTGAACAATTTGCAAATCAAATGCGAATTTTAAAAGGAGAGCTTGAAGATGTGGCTATTGAACTTGGAGTAGAATTATTACCTATCGCAAAAAGTTTAGTAGGTGGATTAAGAGATTTAACTAAGTTTACAAGTCAATTTTCTGATGAACAAAAACAAGGAGCTTTACAAGTTGCTGGGTTTGCTGCTGCTTTAGGTCCAATAATTTCTATTGGAGGTAGATTAGTTAAAGCTTTTGCCTTTGTAAGAAAGTTCTTTTTAGGTAAATTTTTACCAGCTATGAGATTAGTAGCTAGTGTTTTAATGAATCTAACTCCAGCTGGTAGAATTGTTAGTGGATTAATTTTAGCTGCTTCTTATCTTGTTACAAATTGGGGAAAAGTAAAAAAAGGATTTGATGATTTAAGAGACTCAATTTTAGGAGTAAAAGCAGCTAAAGATGAAATGGACAAATCTTTAGACTTTGGTGTTCAGTCAGCGACTCCAGACCCCTCACAATTACAAGCTAATATGATGTCAGCTATTACTGGGGGTGTAATAGGTAATAAAGTAACTACTACTCCAAAAACGCCAACAATCCAGAGAAGTAGAATACCAGAAAGAATAGAACCAATAAGACAAATGTCTAT